GGAAGATGTTTATATTAGTAACGTAAGTAACAACGAATATATAATTTTAGAATAATATGAAATTGAATCAAAATTTAAGTGTTGTAAATATGGCACAACAAGACATCCCTGTAATAACTGAAGATACAAAAACCCGCTATCAATGGGTGCCTGTTGGTATTATAGGACCTGATGATTTCTTTCAGAATGTAACTGATGCTTATAACAACTCTACAACAAACGCAGCATGTGTAGAAGGGATAGCTGACTTAATATATGGTAAAGGTATTTACACAAAAAATAAAGCCTTTGAACAAACATTAGGTAAGATAATTCCTCAAGAAGAAATAAAGCGTGTAGCATTTGATTTAAAATTATATGGTAATGCTGCATTCCAAGTATATTGGGATGATAAGCATGAAAAGATTATAAAGATGTTTCATTCTCCAGTACAAAACTTTAGAGCTGAGAAATTAGGTGAGAATCCAAAAATAGAAAACTATTTTTATTGTACTGATTGGACTGACCATAAGGCACAAAGAAATAAAAAGAAGGTAGCAGCCTTTGGTACTTCTAGAGATAAAACGGAAATACTTTGGATAAAGAATTATTCACCAGGCAAATATTATTATTCCCTTCCTGATTGGATACCTGCTTTACAATTATCTTTTGTAGAAGCTGAATTATCTAACTTACATTTAAACAATATTGAGAATGGTTTCTTACCATTAGTAATGTTGAATATGAACAATGGTATTCCAGCTCCTGAAGAAAGAGATACAATTGAGGATTTGATAGAAGCTAAGTTTACAGGCACAAGAAATGCTGGTAGATTTATTATTACATTCAATGACGATCCTGAAAGAAAACCTACAATAGAAACTATACAAACTGATAATCTGCATGATAAAACAAAGTATGTTGCAGAATACGCACAAGATAGAATCTTAGTTGCACATAGAGTAACATCACCATTATTATTTGGTATCAGAACTGTATCTAATGGATTTAGTTCTCAATCAGAGGAAATGAAAACAGCTTACTCTATTTTACAAACAATGACAATTAGTCCATTCCAAAACTTAATCATTAACTTCTTATCAGAAGCATTGACTGTTGGTGGATATGAGGCTTCTGAATTATACTTTGAACAATTAACACCATTGGTAATTCTTTCAGAAACAGCAGAGGAGACAGGACAATCAATTGACCAGGTACAAGAAGATATCAACGAACAATCGGAAAACCCTGCGGAGATTGAAGATAATCCATCATCAGTAGACCCTAATATAGAAACTGAAACGTTAATGGATTATTCAAAAACTAATCCAAACTTCTCTAAGAATTTTGAAACATATAAAAATATTTAAGATATGGCATACGCTTTATTTATAACAAGAAACGATATAATCAAAAACACCCCATTACAGGGTTCTATTGATGCAGATAGATTACTTAACTTTGTGAGAACTGCGCAGGACAAATACATCCTAAACCTATTAGGTACAGTATTATTTGATTTTTTACAGGCTCGTATAGTAGCAGGAACAGTTAGTTCATTAGATTCTTATTATCAGGACCTAATCAACGAACATATCAAGCCTACTCTAATATGGTACGCTTGTGTTGAATACATTCCTTTTAGTGGGGTACAATTCAAAAGTGAAGGTGCAGTGAAGCATGAAACAGAAACGGCTAAATCGGTAAGCAAAAACGAAGTAGATTATCTTCTTCAAAAAGCTATGAACAACGCTGATTACTACGCGACTAGAATGCAAAACTATCTAATATCATATTCTAATCAAATACCTCAATACTATCAATCAGTAGGAAATCAAACACAAATCTACCCTGATATGGGAAATGCTTATTTTGGTGGAATAAACTTATAATAATATGCCTGTAAATTTAGTAAATAACTTAGGTACTAATTACGTTTTATATTATAATGTAATTAACTACTTCAAAACAATAATGAAGAATCACCCATCTATTCAAAGGGTTACTTATGGTAGCAATTTTGAATTAGATATGGATGAGTTTCCACAATATCCAATTGGTAATGTGATGATAACAAATGCTAGATTCCAAGAAAAAGTACTTCATTATACAGTCCAACTTACTATTGCTGATAAAGTTAAATTAAAAAACGATGAAAGTATTGGTAGTGCAAACGATGAAACAGTACCTTTTTATGGTAGTGATGATTCGGTTGATATACACTCTAATACATTTTCAATACTAAATGACCTTATTACTTTTACACAAAGAGGAACTCAGGCAATAGACATTGTTACCGAACCTAGAGCTGTACCATTTAAAAATGAATTTCCAAATGCATTAGCAGGTTGGGTTTGTACATTTGATTTAGAAGTATTTAATCAGCAAGACCTTTGTTTATATCCTAACTTATTGGGTACTGCATTAGATATTAAAGGTGTACAAACTGATTGTTAATGAAAACATTAGAAGAAGTAGCTCAAACATACGCAAAACTATCCCAATTATATATGATAAGTGGGAATTGGAAACCTGCTTATAAGACCGGTAATTTATATAATACAATAGGTTCATATAATACAGCAGCACAAATGATTAAAAGTGCGGCTACTACTACAACTGAATTTCAATTACCACAACAAACTATATCTTTACAATTTGCACCTCCGGGCGCAACATATGGTAAATGGGTAGAATGGGGTAATGGTACGGGTGTTGGTGCTGGTAAACCAAGACCATTCGCTCAACAGGCATCTAATGACCCACTCCTAAAGAAAACAATTGATGAGTATATGGGTGGAGTGATACAAAAAGATTTTATACCTGTAATAGAAATAGGTATAAAGAGAGCATTTAAGAATTTAGCTGCTGAAAGGGCGGCTAGATAACCCTCCAATACTTTTTGTTCTAAGAAGGTTAAATTAATAAAAGATTTTAGATGGCTTTAACATATAACCAATTTCCTGCAACGGCATCGTTAGTACAATCACCTACGATATTTACACTATCGGAGAGTGGATTAGTGTACACTTCTGCATCATTTCAATATTATTTAGACCTATATTATTGGGATGGAACGCCAAACCAATCTTCTTCAATACAAAATTACACATTAGTAAAATATCCAAATGCAAGTGGTGTTGGTATTTTTGATGTTGGTAGAATACTTAATTCAACACTAACTGCTTCAGCAGAACTTAATCCTTCAAACGTAAAATATTTTAAAGTAGATGGATATTTTAGATATCTATCATCTTCAATTTATGTGACATCTTCTCACGTTGCAAGTGGTACATATAAAGCATTAGATGGATACGCATTATTTGATGAACCAATTGGACAACAAATTACATCTAAATCAGTACATTGGCCATTAATGACAGATGGACCTGCTTCACAATCAGTATTATCAAGTGATATAGGATTTGGTGGAGTTTATGTAGGAACAACAGGATTTACACAACCAAACAAATTAGTTTACACAGGTAATTTAGGTACTGCAAACTTTACATTGAGTGGTAGTGTTTCATCTTCTCAACAAATTCAACAATACCCTCTAGCACCTCAAGCGAACGGCTTCCCGATAAGCACATTATCAGATTCATATTCTATCCAAGCATTCAATGATAGTACTGCCTTGGGTTCGCCAGTGTACTACGAAGTGGTTTGTCAACAAAAGTATCCAAACGTTAGACTTAAATGGAAGAATAGATACGGTCAATTCGATTGGTTCTCATTCTATATGGTTAATAAACAATCATTTTCAACTGAAAAAAGAAGTTATCAACCACAATTAGGAACTTGGACAGGTACAACACTTTCGTACAATCAATCCGATAGTTCAAATTTAAATTATATAGTAGACTCAAAACAATCTATTCAGATTAATACTGATTGGATTGATGAATCTTATAATGATATATTCAAACAATTATTAGTTTCAGAAGAAATATATTGGGTTAAATCAAGTACTGACTTATTACCTCTTACTATTAGTACTAATTCACTTACCTTTAAAACAGGTGTAGTAGATAAATTAATACAATATACATTTGAGTTAGACTTTGGACAAGGTTATAAACTTATATTATAATGGGAATTTTAAGTACACAAGGAATTGAATTCCAATTAGTTGCAGAAGGACAAATTTTAGATTTATTTAAAGATGAAGATATTTTGCTATCTGATAATGTTACAGGTCTTTTTGATTTGGGCGTTATACCTGCCGATTTTACTAGGCAGATTACGTTGCCCGGTTCCAAAAAGAACGATGCTTTTTTTGAGCATGTTTATGATATTAGTGTACAATCTCCTGATACATTTGCTACTAACGTAAAAGTTAGTTGTTATTTAGATTTTGGTGGATTAGTTCTATCGCAAGGATATTTACAACTTAATAAAGTAAATGTATATGCAAACAAATTTATTGATTCTTATGAAGTTACTATATTCGGAGCTGTATCTTCTTTTGCTAGACAGATTAATAGAAACTTTCTTAATAATTTAAATTCTTTATCAGCATATAATCATACATCATCTTTTACTAATATATCTTCATCTTGGAATAATGGATTATTTTCAGGCTCTATTGTTTATCCATTAGCAGAATATGGACAAAGATTAGAATTTACAAAAGGTAATCTTAGTCAGTTTGGTGTAGATGACCAAGATGGTGCTCTTTCAGTACAGGATTTTAAACCTGCTATTAAAGCTAAATTAGTTTGGGATGCAATATTTCAAGAAGCTGGATACACATACTCATCTTCATTTATAGATAATGGTGGATTAGATGGTATTTATTTATTATGTAATAGGTCATTAAAATATCCCGTATATGATAATGTTAATTTAGAAACATACGGAGTTGTTAAAGTTGGAGCTATTACTGGAAGTGGTATGACAGATGTTGTATTACCTGCAGATACGTTTGTTACCCTACCTTGGTATAACAAATTGGAAGACCCACAAAACTTTTATAATAATGGTGCATACAAAGTAGAAGCATCAAGCTCTCTTAGAGGAATATTAAACCTAAATATAAATGTAAGTTGTTCAGTAAACAATATGCCTGGTACTTTTTCAGCAAATGGGACATGGCAACTTCGTTTAATAGAGACTGGTAGTAGTACATCATATTCATTAAAAGCAATACAATCTTATATACAATTTTTTGATGAATTACAACAAAGTAGAGGAGGTTCTACTGTTGGAATTAATACAACATATCAATTACAAAGTGAATTTACAACTGATAAATTACCGGTAGGAGAATATTATTTCCAAATTAAACAAAAACCTAATTCAGCATCTGGTACATTACCAACTGTAACGATGGATCCGGGTGGTACAAGTAAATCATTTTTACAAGTAACAAAGGTAAATGCAGCGGCTGATGGTAGAATTATGAATATACCTCTTAATATGCCATTTGGTACGCAAGGTATAAAGCAGATTGATTTTTTAACATCAATACAAAAGAAATTTAATTTAGTAATATATCCATCTAAAACACAAATAAATCAATTTATTGTTGAACCATTTAATCGATGGTATAATAAAGGTAGAAGATGGGATTTCAATCAATATGCAAATCTAAATGAAAGAATAGAAGTAGTACCTGCTAATAATCTAGCCGTAAACGAATTAAACTTTACTGATACATTAGACCAGGATTATATTTCACAACAATTTAGTAAAGCAGCAAATAGAGAATTTGGTAAATCATATTTTACTGATACTGAAAACTTCTTTTCACAAGGAAAGTTTGAAGTAAAAACATCAGTATCATCAACACAACTATTACAAGTAGCTGGAACTGGTGTATCAGGTTCAGTAGCAAATTTAAATCCTACAATAACTTCATACCAATGGTCAATGGGTTATCAAGGATATAATAATCAATTCGATGCATGTAATAATACATACTTCTATCCTATACAAGTTTATACAGCTGAGCAATCGCCATATACTATTTCTTATTTTTATGAAGATGCATTATTGACAATACCATTTAATGGTGGTAACCAATATTGGAAATTCTATTCACCATCAGGAGGTGGTACTTACTATGTTTCTGAGATAGGAACTGATGGATATAACTACTATTCAACAAATTGTTAAAATACTATGGCACAAATTATACCAATATACATACCAACATATATCTCTGACCAGAATTATAATCCTACAAGAGTACAACCAAGACTTTTATACTACAATAATACAGTTGATTGTGAAACATATTATATTAGAGATGGGAATGATGTAAC